CCTCAACTCGCTCAAGGGCGATGCGATTGGCTTCAGCCTTATTGGCCGAGCGGGTAGCGGCCATCTTGTCAGCGCGGGCCAACTCGGCCTCGGTGTACAGGCGCTCCTTGCGGGTGCCGCGCACGCCAGTGTTGCCGCAAGTCCAGCACTCAAAGCCAGTCTTGCTGTACGGGCGACCATTCTCGGTGCCCATAACCCACAGGCGCTGGCCGTTGATCACATGGCAACGGTCGCATGGGATTGGCACATAACGGATGGCTTTACCAGCGCAATTGGTCTCAACTTCGCCCGTGAACTCATCGCCTTGGCGGGTAAACAACTTGGTCATATTTCACTCCTGATTCACTGTCCTGCGGATTGCAGTGGTGTAATTGTATATTAAACCAAAGCGGCTCAACACAAATATTTACTAGGGGTTTTCCCTAAGTCTTTTCCGCCCGTCTTGAGGTGGGCCATCAGCCTTGCCAGCGCCTCCATTGTGTAGTTTGGCTCCTGACTCTTCTTGATCCAATCCTCAATCTCAGCAAGGGTGAAGTCCCGCCCATCGTCAAAGCCCTTGACGTATTCAGACATTGTTGTCATGCGTAATCTTTCAATTTATAGCCCAGTGCGGCCATTTGTTCAATAATTTCTTTTAAACTTTTGCGGCCAAGGTTTGGAATTCTCATTAGCCCGTTTTCAGTGAGTTTTTGCAATTGCGTTATCGTAGTAATGCCTTCGGCATTTAAACAATTTTGCGATCTGACTGTTAAGCACAATCTGTCAATGTGATCCCGCTCAATTTCTTCTTTTGATTTTTGTTTAACTTCTTCTTTTAGATTCCATTTGCCCAAAACTCTTTCGCGTTGCTCAAGCATTTTTTCTGCAATGAAATAAGCATCACAAGCCAGCCTATACGCATCTCGTGAGTTATCGTCTCGCTTGGCAATCAAAATCTTCATTGCTTCGGTTGCAAAACAATCAAGCAGCTTTTCTTTTGTTTCTTCGTTCATAAATCCTCCATGTTCAAGTAGGTGGTGATGATGTAGCCAGCGGACATACCCCCCCAAGTCAGCGCTGCTTTGTGCAGCAGCCCGTCTCCGTCCCAGCCGAAGATCAGGCAGGCAGCGGCCATGACGGCCACCACCATGTCGGCAATGATGGCACCCTTGTTCATGCCGTCACCTCTTTTGCCAAGATGGCCTGCAAGCCTGCCAGCATCTGTTCTGCCTCGGTGCGCGTCAGCGTGCAATGCATACTGGCACCACGGCCCTGCAAGTGCAGCCAGACGCCGCCATCATCCCATTCGTCAACGCTCACGCGCACACCGTCATCAGTGTGGATTGTTGTTTCAATATCTTTCATGATGTTCTCCTTGGGGCCGTAGCCCCGGTTGATTTATTGCTTCGCCCAGTACCCGTAGACACACCTGCGAGAAACGTGCCTTGTACCATCGGAGCTTGCCCAATACGTTTCGCGCTGTGGATCCCAAGTGTCGTGAATTACGCCATCAATCACAGAGGTGTAGTGCTTGCTGACCGACACCACCAGATTTCCCATCGGCAACTCGCCGTCATGCAAATGCACTTTGCAACCCGTGCCAATGCCCATTGTTGGTGTCCACACAAAGCCAATGGATGCCATGTAATCCTTGAACCACTTGCGCGTCACGCTGATGCCCTTAGAGGCAGTTGCAGAGCGCTTACCACGTTTGCCTGCTGGTTGATTGCCCGTGCCTTTTGCAAGTGCGGCATACACCTCTGCGTATGGCAGGCCAGAGGCAATGGCAACAGAGCGTGCAACGCAGTCTCCTGTCAGGCCTTTGAAGCCAGCAGCCTTGCGGCCACCATCGTTGTATTGATGTTTCATGGTGGCCTCCTATTAACGGCTGGTGACCTTGACCGTGAACACGGCGGTGGTGTTTGTGTTTGACGCAACCAAGCCAGCAACAAGTTTGTTGGCATCAATTTCTTTGTTTTGCTCTTGCAACAAAACAGTAAGAGCGGCCAAGATTTTTTTGTAGTCAACCGAAGAGCGGTTGGTCTCGCTGTAGGTAGCCTTGAAGATGGCACCCTCTACAACCTTGGCACCGCCTGCGCTGGCGCTGTCTTTGATGGCGTCCTTGATGGCGTCAGCCTGATCTGTCAGGTCTTTGATCTGGGCCAATAGGCTACCGAGAGTGTCTACTGATGTGAGCTTGAGATCGTTGTTCATGTCGCTGTTTCTTTCACTGTTACCTGCGGATTGCAGTAAGGTTAGTATAACGCAAAATTAAACAATACAAGACTTTTCTCAATTTATTTTCTAAGTGTTTACCCTAAGTTGTCCAAATTTAGCAACAGGCGGGTGTCTTGCAGCAGATCCTCCTCGTCAAAGCCCCAGTGCTTAGGGAAGCCCTTGGTGCCCAGCCCGTGCAGCCCCGTAGCGCCCCTGTGATGCTCTGGGCATAGTGGGATGGCGTCGTAGTGGCTAGAGCGCCTTCCAGCCCCCGTTCCAGCCCGTTTATGGTGTATCTCCGCTGGGGTGCCTGCGTACCCCATCCTGCGGCAGACAGCGCACCCAAGCTCGGCTACGGCGCTTAGGTGGCGCTTCTCGTCCTTAGTCATGGCCTTGGGCAGTCTTCAGGCACCTTGACGGCAATGTACACAGGCGTAATAAGGCGCTTCTTTGGCACCTCCCAGCGGTCGATGTACACATCCACCATAGCGTCCAGCGACTTGGCTATGGATCGCTGGTCAAGGCCAGCTATACGGCAAAGCTCGGTTTTTGTCAGCCCGTCTTCGTGGGCCAATAGGGTGTCGCGTATTAGCTGGTGCCTAGATTTTCTCAAGCGTTCTTCTCCTGCGGTGGTGTGCAAGTGTGAATCACGGTTAGGTCTGCTATGCGTTTACCGCAGCGTTCGCAAAAGTTACGTTCCTGCGCTGGCTGTGCCAACTTGTCCTGCGCCGATTTCTTTTTGCTTTCGTATCCTGTCATGTTGTTCCCCTTGTTCGTTCATGCTTCAACTTCGAAATGTTGTTTAATCAGTGTGCCGCAGTCATCAGCAATGCTGTGTCCTGACATACCATGCGCTAACATTTCCCATCCATGCGTGTGGCAAACACCAGCACATTCCCGCACAATCAACCCGGCAAACTTTTCCGCGAATGCGGGGCCGTCATAGTTATTAGTATGTTTGCCGCATAGCGCATATGCTTGTTCAGCAAGTTCTTTAATCCGTTCGTTCATTTGTGCCACCATGTTGCAAAAATTAGCCCTACTACAGCAGCTATTACCAGCACAGCGATAAGCGCCTTGACGCTGGCAAACACTTCCTCAACAGGGTCGGGATCATGCAGTTCGGGCATTTCTTTGTTCATGTAGGCTTTGTCTTGTTCTTTCATTTGTTGCGCTCCTTGAGCATTTCGTCTGCCCATCTGTAAGCGGTTTGAGAACAATAATCAATGCCTGCTGTCCCCATAAGTTTTTGCATAGCAAGCCCCGCAAAGTGGTCACGCAGGGTCATGTCCCTTGCGTAGCCGCCTTCTTTTACTTGCCAGTCGGTGTAGTCTTTCGCATATGCTGCACTAATCTCTTGTCTTGTTTCATCTCTCATTTCATTTCTCCTTGTTGGTAACTCATGTGTTGGTCGTACAGTTTTGTCATGGTGTCGCGGTCAATGTAGTAGTTGCGCACCACCGCTAGTTTGCTTAGGTCATGTATCAAGTTGCAAATTGCTTGCTTGTGGTGCTTGTCGTCAATGTCGTATTCCTCCACCAACTTGGCTCTCCAAACCCTTTCGGTTCCGTTTACACGCAGGTGTCTCATAACTCAATGCACCCAAATATAAAACCCGTGCAGGATGCCAATGGGAAACAGGATGGCACCAGCCAACAAGAAGCCCCACAAGCCCTGTGCAAAACAGGTAAAAACGTGCGTGAACCAAGCAATCACGCAAAGGAATCCAATTAGTGCGGGCATTACTTGGCCTCCTTCTGTGCAGCGAGTTTTGCCTTCTTCTTTAAATAAGCATTGCGTGCGTAAACCCGCTGTCGTGCTTTTTTATCAAGAAGTTCTTTCTCCTTCATCTTTGAAACCCAGTTTGAATCAACTCTGGGTTTTGTCAACACACTAGCAAGCACTGACTCAAGGTTGTCTATCCTTGACTCCAAATGCAATACGAGTGTTTCCAACTCTTGGGCGTGTTTCCATACGTTTAGTTTCATACTGTCACCTTAAATTCTTGACGGTTGTTTGCTTGTTCTGTACGCCAGATTTCGACGCGAAGCTCTGCTGCGGTGATGTCCCACTTGAGCTTCTCTTCGATCTCTACCGCTGCCTGTAAGCCCTTGATCAACTCCAGCATCTCTGGATGTGCGTAGGCTTCGCGTTCTTGGGCACCAATCGCTGACTCGTTGGACTTCTTCATCAAGATGGCCTTGAGGCTCTTGCGGTAATGCTCGATGTAGGTGCGCTCCGCCTTGGCTTTGGCGAACTGCTTGGCGTGTCTTAGGATGTAATCCACCGCCTCGTGAGGGTCTCGGTCTTGCACTGTATTTCCTTTCTCTGTTTAAGTTGAAGTTAAAGCATATCACACTTTTTATTACGCCTATTCTTTTCTTCAATTATTTTTTGAGCCTGCTCATAGGCCACATAAGCGATGTCGTCTGGCTGCGCGTTCTTGGGTCTACTCAGTAACGCCAGCATGGCGAACATCGCCACCACATCTACCCACTCTGGTTCTTGTTTCATTTGTGCTTCCCAAAAAGTGCTTCGCCAGCAGCGTCAGGGAATCTTGCCCCCCATGCAACAACTTGCTGCACATCCATGTGCTCTAAAAATCCATCGACTGAACTGATCCTGTACTCGATCTCTCCGCCGTATGTCTTGACCTTTGCTATGCCAATAGTGCCCTTTAAATTAGTAAACCAAAGGCACCGCAATGCTTCGCTTTCGTTCATTCCATCTCCTCAATATAAATCCAGAGCAGCCCACCCATGTTTTTTCCCCAAAAAATTCTCAAGTCTTTTATTTGAGAGTCGTCCTCATACACGCCAGCATGAGCCAGTGAGTCCAGCGTAGCTTTCAGGAGGTTGTCTAAATCACGCCTGCGGTTGTCTGGCCGGTGAGCCTCCACCGTAAGACGCAATGGCCCATCAAAATGCTTTCGGGCACGTTGTCTATCTATCTGGTCGGCCACATTATTTCGGTAGTCTCTACCGTCCTTACTGATGATCATGCGCCCGTTGACCATGCGCCAGTAGTTGTTGACCGATGGAGGCCACGGCAGCATTATTTCAAGCGGGTTCATTTGGATTTGAATCGCCTGTCATACGCGCATTCAGATAGAGCTTGTAATTCTGGTGCTTGTCTGTTCTTGATGCGTACTTGCGTCCGCATTCTTTGCAAACATGGCTTTGTTGAACAACTTGTAACGTCTCTCCTGTTCTAGGATATTCCCTCATAAAAGTTTCATCAACAACGGAGTCAAACTTGTTGATGCACTCGTTTAACGAACACAACTTTTCCATTGTTTTTGGATTAAGCCAAACAATGTCGTTTTTTACTTTAGTAAGTTTTTTAAATTTAATCATTTTGTTCTCATTGACGTTGTTCTGGAATTCGATTGCGGATTGCATCACCTAGCTCTTCAATGTTCAAGCACTCGTCGGCCATCTTGGCGCAGGCTTCTCGCTCAATCAGGATTGCCATGTGCGTTGCGTGCATGGCGTATCCGAGAATCTCCTCCCTGACCTCTGCCAATGCCTTGTCAAACTCAAGCTGCGTGAACAGGGTTTGACCCTGAGAAAAAATGTTCTTAGCGAACTGGTTCATATCCATTCTCCTTCGTTACCTCGGTTGCCTTTGCTCCACTGATCTCGGACATCTCTGTCCAGATTGGATTTAGGGTGAATTTGGTTCCATCCCTTGATAGTCTTCCCAGTGATGTCACGGTAGCCTTTGAGGAATCGCACCGCAGCGTCACGATCTTGTATTCGGGTTTTGATAACCCACCGAACGAGACAGCGATGCCGATGCTCGTCCTCACCTTTCCCTTCTTGCGCCGCATTCACGCCTCCTCCTTGAGAGCCTGTTTGTACATCTGGATCTGGATCGACCGCATACGCTCACCGGCCAAATGCCGAAAGCGCAGCCGCTTGGCCCAAGCCTTGGGATCAACACTTTCTGTGCGCTCAACAAGCAGCGGAGCCATCTTGGCTAACTCTGCGGCCACCCGCTCTGGATTTGCTGGCGGCTCAGGCAGCATCAGCACCTCTGGCGCTGGAGCCATGCGGCACAGGTTTTTGAACTGGATCACATTGGGCACTCGCTCAGGCAGGTTGTCCAGCGCCCAGACAATGCGCTTCATGGTCTCCTTGTTTTGTAGGAAGCTGGAAAGCTCGTGATGCCACATCGACTTGACATCCATGATCGGTGCCGCACCAAAAGAATTCTGCCAAGCCCCACCGTAGGTCAGGGCCAGCCGCTCAAACAGTCGATCAATTGCTACCATTTCTGATCTCCAGTGCTGTGTTGATGGTGTTGCGACCAACCATTTCATCGTACTGCTGCTGCTTGTACTCCCGCTCGGTCTCAGCAAAGCTCTTTGCAGACGTTTTAACGGCGTCCTGCACCCACGAGGCCTTAAACCCTACCCAACCCCTGCTGCAACAGGTCTCCAAGGCTTCCTGAAGGCTGTAGCCAGCTTTGTTGGCTTCCCGCAAAATTCCTTTGATGGCCGTATCCGTGATGGCCGCCTTCTTAATTTTGCGAAGCTGAACAAAATCTTCCCAGACTTCTTGATCAACGCCGTCAGGCGCTGTATTCATTGGTTTATGGTTATTGGTTAATGGTTTATGGTTATTGGTTGGTTGAACGGTTGTTGAACGGACGTTGATTTTCTCGGCTGCACGCTTGGCAGCAGAGGCTTTTCCGGCCTTGGATGCAGTCTCCAACTTGCCTTTGAATGCCTCTATTTCGCGCTCACAACGACTGTGCAGCCAGCCATCTGGCTCCTCTTGGAACATATCGACCAACACAGATTCAACGACCGTTACATCCATCCGAATCCTACGGGCCACCCACTCAGTGTCCGTAGGAATCTTCTGCTCTGTGTCGTAGTACATATCCAAGAGGCGGCGGTAAGCCAGATCCTCTTCATTGGTCAAGTGGGCTGTCGCCGCTCTGTAGTCACCGATGTGGTGTTGGTAGTAATGCATTTTTCGCTGTCTTTCCAAAAATATCGGGTCTTAATTCAACCCTCTTCACTTTCCTGCCTGTGTGGATTTCAATTGCTCTTGCCAGTTCGGGGCTAGGCAGTTTGCGCCCCGTGCTGATCAGTGATAGCCACGTTTTGGAGATGCCCAGTTTGAGGGCAAAATCTCTCTGCGTGCCTCGCGGTTTACCAGTGAAATATTCGGTTAGGTTCATAAAGCTCCTGTTGTTGAGTTAACACGATGTTACACTAAAAAACACGGTTTTGAAAAATTTTCTGTAATTTCTGGTTAAACGTGATATAGTCGCTCCAGTTTAACCTAAAAGTGAACGACATGGAAAGCGAATTGCAACAGGCTATGGCCGAAAAGATGCTGATGCTTGCCCAAGCCCTTGACCGGGCGCAGGCGGGTGTCGCTACAGAGGGGGACTGGTGGGTGATCCGCGCAGAATGCGGCATCCCTTGTCCCATAGTGAAACTTGAAACTAGGAGTGAAAAATGGGTCTAACAGTAAGTCAAACAGACGGCGGGGGCGGCTTTGCACAAGTGCCTCCGGGGATGCACCTTGCTCGGTGCTATCGAATCGTGGACATGGGCACACAGCAGTCCACATGGCAAGGCAAAACCAAGTTCCAGCCAAAGGTGATGTTCCAATTTGAGGTACACAGCGAGGACGCCGATGGCAATCCGTTGCTTACCGAGAAGGGTGAACCCCTGTCAATCTCCAAGAACTTTACGGCCAGCTTCTTTGACACGGCCAAGCTGCGTACCGAGTTGGAGAACTGGCGGTCACGCGCCTTCACCGAAG